TTTTAAGGCCTCTTTTACCGCGTCTATGTACTCCGTTTTAAGTTTATTAGGTAATATATCTAATGGATTTATTAGGCTCTCTAAACGCTCGTTTTCAGCGGCTATAATTTCAGACATATCTTCTATCTCGCTGCTCGCAAATTCAGTACGTTCTGCAATTTCAGAAATATCTGTTGTAAATTGCTCTTGTGTTACCTGGCCTTTTTTAAGTACAGAGTTTACTTTATTTTGCAATTGCGAGTTAATCCACCCAGAAAGGTTATCGTTAACCTCGGGGTTAAAATTACGGATGTGAGGTATAAGTTCACCTATAGTGTCCATAATAAAATCTTCCTGATTAAAATCCGGAAGCTGCCTCATTTGTGAAGTAATTTTACTACCTATAAGTTTTTCAAACGTACCGGCAGTATACATTTTTTCAATAGCCTCTTGCGAACCTCTAGTGTCCCATTGCTGTTTGCTTTGGTTAGCTCCAAGTTCTTGTACAAAACTTTGATCAGCAGTACTAAAGTCTAGCTGTCCACCGGTTAAATCTGTTGTATCACCAATAGCTTTTAAAGCCCCTTTAGTAAGTTTGCCTTTTTCGATGCTACGATTATACTCACGCATAAAGTTAAATACCCCCTTAGCATCTTTAAAACTTGCATTTGTGTAGCCGAGAGGTCTTAATATATTTAGTATTACATTACCAATTTTTTGTAATATACTATCATTTAGCTTAATGTCTTTATTTCTAATACCGTCACTAAATACGGTAAAGTACTCTCTAGCTCTTTGCTCACCGGTATATTGTCTCCTAGTAAGCAAATCTTCCATTGCGTTAAGCTGATTTTTTGTTAGCGTTTGTTTAAACTGTTCAACAAACTCGGGTTGGTTTTGAATTCTAGCATTTACTATAGGGTGTAGTACTTCATGAGCTCCTACATTGATTTGTTTTGTTTTAGCTGCTACTTCTTTATTAATATATATTTTACCATTAAAAGCAGCCCCTCCAACTAATCCAGCTTGTACTTTAGATAAAGAGCTTTCGTCAAGCGCTACATTATCTTTTTTTAATGCAGCTAAAAATTGCTTTGTGTTATCAGCTATGGTTGGGTCTTGAAGTCCTAATTGTTTTCCTGCTGTTTGAGCAAACGCAACTGTTTTACCAATTTTATTTCCAGGGTCAAGTAATTGCTCTTTTACTCTTTGTACAACTTTATCCTGTATACTAAGCTTTTGTGTTTCTAAATCTTTTGATTCTGCGGTTCTTCTACCAACTCTTTTATATTTAGCAGATATATCGGCTATTTCCTGTTTTATTTCTTTAACTCTTAGCTTAGCACTTTCGCTATTTTTGTTTTGAAATTGCAACAATTCTTTTTCAAGTTCGAAAACATCTGCTCTATCTTGATCTTCAGTTATTCTGGTATCTATTTGAGTTTTAAGTATTTCGTCTTGTTGTCTTGTTTCGGCATAGCTTTTAAATTCAGAATCGTTTTGAATTTGTATTTTCATACCAGCTAACTCATCTGCAGTAGCTGTATCAATAATTTCTTTAGCCTGTGAAAAATTTACTTTATCACCATTTATAGTGTATTTATTTTGCTTAAGTAATCCTGGTGCTTTAGTTACCATGGCTGCTGGCGCACCTCCAATACCGGCAATACCTTCCACTATAATTTCTTTAGGGTCTAGCGGCTTACCTTCAATTAATAAACCTGCTGTTTCACCTAATGAGCCCCCTACCGCTTCTGTAGTTCCTGCGGCACCAGCCCCTGCTAATCTGCTTATTTTTCTAGATCCTGTAGCTGTCTTCACGGCTCTTGCTGTACTTGAAAAAGCTTTACCTCCTAATGCTGTAAATACACCTTCTACCATACCTATAGTTACACCCCTTTTTAATGAGGTGTTTCGTATTTTAGTAACAGCTTCGGTGTCCTGCATTAATTTTTTTACATTGTCGCTGGTAAACTCCATATTTCTTTTAGCGAGCTCATCTTGTATACCTGAAGCGAACGTTATCATACTTTCTGACATTGCATTTGCGCCAGCCATTCCGCCGCCAATACCGCCAGTAATAGCACCAGCTGTAACTGTAACGGGGGCAAATATACCACCAGCCAAACCGGCAGCTGCACCTGTACCAGCGCCGGCTGCGCCTGTTACACCAGCAGTGGCCATAGATTCTTTGCTAGTTAATCCAGCTAGTGATTGCACTATAATTCCTGTAAAACCAGATATTCCAGCATCTTTTGTAGCAAGTATAGTGGACATTATAGCATTATTGCCTTCTGCTTTATGTTTATCATAAGCTGCATCCCATTGCTCAAAAGATTCAATACCTTCGGCGGTTTGATATTTATTTACAGCCGTTACAAATTCATCATAGTCTTCGTCAGTAGATTCACCAAGATTATATGCTACAGATAGTATTTCATCAGTAGCATCAGCTCTAAGCCTACCGCTTTTCCAACCCTGTATTGTTGCATTAAATTGTCGCTCCAAAAAACCAGCGTCCGATTCTGATTCCGTACTCACGGGTTCGGGCGCTACAGTTTCCTCCACAAGCGCACCCTGACTCGTGGGAGTTGTCTTTCCCGGCTCAATAGTAATTAAACCAGTTCCTTGGATATAATCATCCAGTGTTTTATTTGATTTTGCCGCAGCTGCTTCAACTTGCGCTAAACTATACTGCTTACCGTTTAATTCAAACATAATTATTATTCTATTATTGGTAGATCGGATTCTGTCTGTTCTGGTTGTTGCTCAGGTTCTGGTCTAGTAATGTTTAAACCTAAGTAATCAGATCCAAGTGCTCTAATTAATGCTTTTTGTATTAAGAATGGATCCATCGCACCTTTTGTAGATATTTCAACTTTTTGTTTAACAAGAGGATGCTCGAATCTATAGCCTATAATATCACCATCTTCGTTTGTTACATTATTAACATCTAGCCCCAAGTTAGTGCCTAAGTCATACAATTGATCAAATCCTAATTCACCGGCTGTTATTTCAGGTATTAAGCTGTTAACTGAATTTGTTATTAAGTCTTGATTGTTTAACACCAGCCCTTGCATTTGCGAAATTTTTTGATCTTGAGCGGTAGTTCTTCTAGTCTTATTGTTTTTAGCGGCTCTAGCAGCACCATCTTTAGCGGAATCTTTTATAGCTTGAACATAAGATTCTATAACTTTGTCTTTTAAAACATTTTCATTGCTTTCTTCGTAATATCTAGGATCTATAATACCTAAGCCTCCGTCATTAAAAAAGTTATCAGTAGCCAAAGACATAAGAGTACCTCTGCCGCCTTGTTGAATCATGGTATTTAGTTGCATACGTATAAGGTTTTCTTGACTTGGCGCAAGAGTTTGTCCCGTGCTATACACATCATCCATCATCTTCATTATTTTATTTGCAGAGTCAAAGTCTTTACCGTAATATTCTGGTATTTCATTAAACTTCTTAAATTTTCCATCAGCTCCTGAAAATAATAAGTTGCCACCTTCGTCAACTGTAGTAAATGTATCGTCTGTATATATATTAGACAATGTTTTATAATCGCCCAGGTCGTTACCTTCCGATATAGAGCCATTCTCAAAGTCATTTATAAAGCTAGCTTTTCTTTCACCAAACAACTTAACTTGGCTAGCAAGATTTTTAACCTTATTATTTACGTTATTCATAGTGGATATATAACGCATGTATTCAGGCGACCCTGCATCAAAGTTAACGATATTCATTGCGGCATTTGCATATTCATTTTTTAGCCCCATTAAATATTCATTAATAGGTGCTTGCATATCGCCAGATAATTTAGTTACATCTACATTAGATTCAAGCTGAGATATATAGCCTTCTACTTTTCTGTTTTGTTCTTTTTTTTCTTGATTTTTAAATCTAGCAGCATTTATAAGGTTTTGTCCCATTTTGCCAAAAGCATCAGAAATAGGATCATAAAAACCACCGGTTCTTTGACGCTCTTCTTTCTGCATGCCTGTTTCAGCAAACGCAATAGTATCTAATAATTTTTGTTCCATAATGTTTTTATTAACCAGTACTGCCAGCCATACCTTCTAATGCCCCTCCAAATTTTTCCATAAAGTTGCCACCTCCTTTTGATAACCCTGCAGAAAGCCCTCCTGTTGCCAAAGTAGTAACACCTCCTATTAACGCTTTATTTCCAGCTTGTTCTGCCGCTTTAGCTCTACCTAATGCCTGACCAGACATTTGTAGCATGTCTTGGTTGTATTCGTTTTGCATGGATCTTTGCTGCATGTCACCTTCCATCCTTGCTTGCTGTAGTTGCGACCGCTCGCCAGCTTGTGCCATTTGAAGACTAGCCTCTTGCTGAGCAAGCCCTGCTGTGGTAGACTGTATATTTTTTGCTTGCTGCCCAGCTAAACTTTGTGCTAATGCAGCTATACCGCTTGCTCCAGCGGTCTGTCTCATGCTGCCCATTGTATCTGATAAGGCTTGCTGCTGTGCGCCTAATTGCATTTCTTGCGCTTGCCCTGAAACACTTATATCTTCTAATTGAGATGATAAGCCAGCTGTAGGATCAGACAAATCTCTTTCCATAAATCTTTGCTTAGCAACATCAAAGTCAGCTTGTGCTCGTTGCCGCGCTCTTTTACGCTTACCTCTACCAATTAAGCCTTGAGCAATACCGCCAATAGCCTGCAACCCCATACCAATCGCGGCAGGTGCAATACCATAGGTTAAATCTCCATTTGGGTTACTAAATAAAAAATCAATTAACCATTCCATACTTTGTTATATTTCAATATTTTATTAATTACGTTTTAGCTGCTGCTTTTAAATACATTAGCATTTACAGCATATAGCTCTATATCATCCGTGCGATCATTTGTCATTGTTATTTCGCTATAATATCCCGCAAGGCCTGAAGTATTAATCTTATTATTTTTTGCAAATAATAAATATGTAGATGTTTCGGGTCGTGGGGTTTGCGCTTGTATTAGTACAGTTACAATTTTTCTATCTGTAGATAGAGCTGTGCATGAACCAACTTCTATAATGTCTTCATTAAGCTTTTGCAAAACTAAGTCTCCAACTTGCAGTGATGCATTTACGGGTTTTTCAAATGTTATTGCTAAATTTACAGCTGCCATTATAATTTTTTATAAAAAGATATTATCGGGATTATTGGGACTATCATTAAAACCAACATCATCGGTAGCTCCATCAATGTCAATCTTAGAAGGGCCATTATTACCAGTCCCACCACCGACTCTATCATTAAAAGAGTTATTTGAATCATTGTTAACCTTGCCGTCAAAGTCAGTATCAGCGTTACCAGCCATAGCTATTAATTTTAAATCGCTATAATATACTCCTGAATCATTAATAGCATATCCTCTAAGAACAAAAGTTTTGCCTTGTTCTAGTCTCATTTCAAAATCGTTATCTGTAATAGATTTTTCATATGAAAAACTTAAAGTGCCATTTGCTAGCTTTTCTGCAACCGGGTATTTTGCGGAACTTCTTAATGTATTAGGTGAATTAATTGTAATTTTATTACCACTAGCACCTGTTCTTGTGCTTGATGCTAAAATACCATATTCTTTTAAATCTAAACCAAAATTACTATCTGAAACAGTAATATCAATTTGAACTCTATTTGTAGTTCCTGCAAGTAACGTTCCAATACCTGTTACTCGTGTATCAGTAATTTCAACCACATTTGCTTGGGTTTGTCCGCTTGATGTTGGAGTGGTATTAGAATAAACTCTAATTTTTTGGCCAGGCTCTAATCTTTTTTGAACAGGTTGACTTTTCCCGGTTGAGCACTCTGTGTAATTTACACTTATACTACCCCTGTGGTGACTATTAAACCCTTTGTCGTCAACAGCATTATCAAAATCATATTTGGCATCGTTATTTGTAATTTCATATAATTTACACGAAGCGTCTGGACTGTCATCTATAGGATTAATAACTTGCAGAGGTTCACTAATATTAATCGTTACATCATTATTGGAAGCAATTTTTGAAATTGATTTTATATCACTATAGCTATATCCTAATTCTTGTGTTTTTATATAACCAACAGCAAACATAGGAAGATTAGAATTTGCTACTTTATTAGTCGTGTTTTGAGTACGAGATACTTTAGACGTGCCAACTTTATACAGTATGTTATCAAGCGCATCTTCTTCAATAAAACTAACGTCTGTTACAAATTGAAGCCCTGGTCCGTCTACAAAACTTGCTGATGTTGAGTTATTAGCTAAAAAAGAATTATCTGCAACTGCAAACGCTTCACCTCCAACTTCAGATATTGTTAAAGTATTAGCCGTTAAATTAGCTGCTTCAGATGGCGGAACAAATATATATATAAACCCTTTGTCTACTATAGTGTGATTATTTGGATTTGTATATGTAGCTTTTAATTTAGCAAGTGCTTGGCTCTTTCTATTAAACACACCTTCATCGACTAATGTTATTTCCATTGTAGGAGCTGTAGTTATGCTTAGTGTTGTTCCATAAGCTACCCCTGCAACATTTTCTGCATATGCTCTAATTCTATATACAGTATTCCCATCAAACCCAAAATTAAAATTATTATTTAAATCAGCTATATACGACCCCAGCCTTGAAGTAACGCTTCCTGTTAAAGTTTGCGTTAGGTTTCTTATTTCAATGCCATCTGTTGTTATAGTTGGGTTTATACTGTTAGTTGAATCTTCCAATATAATGATGCCTCTTTTAAGTATTGGACTGCCCGATGAGTCTTTTGTTACATTTGTAACAATATCTAGCGTAGTGTCTTCTACATTTGAAATCTGCGCAACGCTAGTAGTAGCAACAGTAGGTACTGAAGGAGTTACTACAACAGACGCATTAAAATCCGCTATAGCAGCCGTTAATGTAACCGTTGTGTTCGCAGATGGATATAATGTAAATTCTTCAAAATTAATTACTATAATAGCTCTACCTTGAGAGTCCAATCTTGTGCTTAAAGATTTAACTTCGCTGCCCCAAGTTGTTGCTGGGCTTTCTGTAATGGTAAATACAGACGGAGCCGGTGGCTCTATAAACTCATAGCCGCTATTTGGTGCTAATATAATCTCTCTATCCTCTTGTATTGGTATTGAAGGTACAACTAAGCTATCTCCACCTGTTAATGTTAAAGTTGAATCAACGGTAGCCGTATAAAACGCGCCAGAAGGAACTGTATAAGCAAAAGATAAATCAACTCCTGCAAAAAAGAAGTTGTCAAAATCTATATTCACAGTTGCCTGGGCTTCGTTTGCTTCAACAACTTCGTAGTCGAATGAAACATAAGCATCGTTTCTTACAAATTGTATTTCAGCAACATCTATAAAATTAGTAGTATGGCTTAATGTTAATTTAGCGTTAACAACGCCATCGTCGGAATCGGTAATGGCTGTTATTGTTGTAGGATTGTTGGTTATACCATCACCTAAAACTTTTACAATATCACCTGCGTCAAAAGATTCCTTTAATCCAGGCACAGTATCTGTTAGCACAACTGTAGAGCTATTTGTCGCTCCGTCTACAACGCCAATTAAATTTTTAGCAGCGACTAAATTAGAGTAAGCGATACCAATTGCAACATCGTCAGAAGCAAAAGAAATATCTGTATCTAAGAATTCTTCAGGCTCCATCCAACTTTGTCCTGATATTTGCCAAGAAACGCTACCCGTTACAGAAGAATCAGTAACTTTTACATTTTGTACTTTTTTACCGTTTTCATATGTAACATCACCCGAGCCAGAACCTGTTGGATATTTTGTTTCTAAATTAAAGTTTATTAGCGTTTCCTCAGAATCGCGTTGCTTTAAAGTAATTACATTATTACCGGTAAGGTCGTTACTAAGTGACGTTACGCCTGTACCTGTCAATGTAATTGTATACGTTTTTTCAACAGGGTTTGTATTTTCAGGAAATTCAATATCAATTGTTTCTTCAATTCCTTCTTTTAATGTGCCAGTTTCTGTTTGTATATTGGATGATCCGTCATTGACAACAATTTGATATGTTGCACCAATTGATCCAAATATAACTAGTTCTCTAGTGTCCCCAACTTTTAATATATCTCTTTGGTTAATACTAAAAAAGTTTAAAACCTCAGTATCAACTGTAACTGGTGTTGCTGTGGCTGAAAAGTTATAGCTTTCAGCGCCGCCACCTGTTTGTATTCTTACTCTTTCAAAAACTGTAATTGAGGTAGAGTCGTTGTATATTCTGTAAATTTTTACGTCAGGATTGCTTGTGCCAGACTGCACCGCGGCTATACTTTGAAATTCAAATCCTTCTGACGCTTTTATAGTCCTAATGTTAATGTTCCTTAGTGACTCTGCTACGCCTGTTATAGAGTACTGCCCAGTGTTTGGAATATCAGAAAAACAATTTGTTGGCGCAAAACTCCAGTTACCTGTAGTTGTATATTCCTGGCTATTTCCAAAGCCTGTATCAAGCTCAACATCTATTGTAGTATCAACTAAATACATTCTCGACACACTAATATCATATACCGCAGATATTGTATTGTCGGCTGTGTCAGCTGTCCCGTTATCTGTAAAAGTTATATTATCACCTGAAAAGTCTCTGGCTGCCACTACATATCCTGCGGTTGGCACTATTGTAAATGTTACAGTATCGGGTAATTCTGTGTCTGCAAACTGTGTAATTTCTATATCTGCAGCATTATAGCCGACTCCGTCTTCTAGCTTTATTGTAAGTGTAACTTCGGTAGCCACAACAACAGCTTCAATTTCTTCAGCTGTACCGATACCCTGCACTGTAAAATCTTTTAAATCAACAGTAGTTGCAGTTTTTTCTTTACCTTTTACAAAAGCAAAATATTTACCTTCTTTTTTCTCAAACAACAACTCATCAGATTCTTGAAGATCTGTTTCCATTGTCGCTTTCCAGTCTTTAGTGCCTTCGTATGATAACGTTTTAAAGTTTTTAACATCAGAAGGTGAAGCATTTGAAATAAAACTAACTTTAGAATTATATTGTACGCCATAAAACCTATTTTTAATAGCCTTAGGATGAGCATGTCTATAAATATGACCCTGCTTAAATGTATAATATTTATTATTTAAAGAAAAACCATTTTCAGGTATAAAAGATAATCTACTTGTCCATCCGCGTGTATCTTCTGTATAAGCTATAGTTACACCTTCAAGTGTTATATTATAAGTATTATTTCTGTCATCATAAGTACCTAAGATATAACCGTTATTTATAATTGAATCAGCTAGCTTATCTCTAAAAAAATCATTCATTCCATATCGAGATATTTCTTCTAAGCCGTTACCACCATGACGTAATATAACGCCTCTATTCCTGTCTGCGAAATAAAATCTATTTCCAAAAGACGCAAATGATTCAGGGTTATTAGATATTCCATATTCACCAGAAACAGGTGTTACAGCTCCTAATACTAAATTAATAGCCTGCAATGCCAAAGAGTTGCCTTCGGCGTCGTATAAAGCATCTTTATCAGACAATACTTTAACAAGTTTATCTTCACAAAATACCATAAGATCCGTATCTCTAGCGTGAAGTTTTTGTATTGCTCCGTATGCTGGTAATAAATCTTTAGTTATTCTTTCGCCTGCTATAAATTGATTTGTATTATTTACACTAGCAGTAGTATTTATAAGACCAGACCATATAAGGCCGTTCAGTTTTCTTTCTGCTTTTATTTCTTGAGGTATAGTAGCTGATGCCCTAACGCCTTTGTCCATTGTTAAAGCGTTAAAATCGTCTCTAATTCTGTTAGACTCAACGCCGTTACCAAAAGCAAATGAATTAAAATATCTTAATTTTTGTTGTTTTCCATGCACAGATATATCGTAAGAATCTTCAGTTTCATAATATATATCTAATTCTTTAATGCCTCTTATTGGTTCAACCTCAAATATTGCTGGATTTTCTGTATTAAATTCTGTATCTTCAGGACTAACTTGCAATACCTCTATTAGCTGTTTTCTAGAATCTGGCAAGCTTTGCCCATTAAACGGTAAATTCTTTTCTAAATTTCTATCTAAAACTATAAACTTTTCAATTGCCCCTTTTCCGCTAGTCTGATACCTATTTCCATTAGTATACTGATATATAGCTTTTACTGTATAAGGTTTAGAATGCCCTGAAAAAGATATTGTGGCGTTTTCTACAAGGCCATTGTAAAAAGTTGTGTTATTAGCACGAGTATCGTTAGGAGCAATATGGAAATGAAAAGCGTTTGCTCTAGCTTTATCTAAAACAGCTCTTGCGTCATTTTTATTATAACCGCATCTTTTACAATTAATACTCCTATTTTTACCAAAAGTACCTCCTCTTTTTATTGATATTGAAGTGCTTGGTGAACCTGCTTTACCCCCAGCACCTATAAAATACCCAGGGTCTAATTTATTTCTATTTCTGCGCACTTTACCGTCAATCCTAGTAGCTCCTTTTGTTATATAATTAATATTATCTTCAGTTGCCCCGGATTGTATTAGTTCTTTTTCTATAAGTTGATTCTTCTGTAATTTTACAAAGAATCTTCCAGCGAATTCAGCATTGCCCGCGGTGCTTTGTCTGTCGTATAATTCTATATTTATTTGGCTTGTATTATTTCTAAAATAGCTAGCTTGGGAGCCAGCGTCGTTATATAAAAACTCAACATCATTACCAAATGGTTTTGTTGTAATTATTTTTACAGAATAACCGACTCCTGAGTCCTTGCCATTTACACTGCTTGCGGTAACTTTTATTTCATAATAGTTAGAGTATTGGCCATCTCTTTCAAATCTTATAAAATTACCGGATATTAAATGAACTATTCTATCGGGAGGAACATTTTTAGCATCATTAGACCTAGAAATATTTACCGAATCAGATCCAGCGACCGGAGTATTGCCTGATAATTTTGTCTCTTGTGTCTGTCTTTGATTATAGTTAGAATCAAATACAACTCTAGCTAAATAATCTTTTGTAGCGTATTTTTTAGCAATAAAATCAGGCGGGTCAGCTTGTATTGCTAAAACTTTAAATTTTGAATTGTTAGAAGTAACAGCCTCAGATTTATTATGCCCTTTTTTAAGTATTAGATAGCTTTCTTCTTTTATTTTGCTTCTATCATTTGAGCTCATAGAAAGCCAAACAAAACCTAAGTCGGTAGGGTTTTCATAAACTCTATCTACAGCAATATTATAATATTCTTGCGATGTATCTTTAATGTAATACTTAAATCTTTTTGCCCAATAAGGAGGATCAGAAACAATTTTCGTGACTATTTGTGTGCCGGCATTTGACTTGCTTCTTGGTATTTTAAAAGTTCCCGATGCATCCGATATAACCGGTGTTTGTCTGCCGAATTTATCTGTATATACTACGCCTAATGTATATGCTCTATTTGACTTAATAGACTTATAGTTGTTTCTATAATCAAATGAAACATCAAAAGAAGGCTTTTTGTCTACGGTATACCCCTGTAAGTAGTTTCCGTATATAATTCTATTAGCAGTAACATCCTGCGCTTTTGCTTTTCTCGGTACATTATCATATGGTCTTAATATCTGATTAGACTCAACTACAGAATCTATTTGCTCTGTATCGACTACAACCGTGGCTATATTAGCTCCATCACCTTCTGGGCGTTGTATTTTATTTATAACATATATAGAATTTATTTCAGGTGTCTTATATAATATTTCTATTTCTTTAACATCCGCGCCACCGACCTCTATATCATTTAATTCAATACGCCTAACTACATTTGTCATAGCTAGGTTAAATCCATCTTTACCATTGTATTTAAAATCTGACAAATCTCTAAATTGAGTACTTGCGGAATTACCGGGTAAAAATGCAATTTCAGAAAACGGTGCCATAACTGAATATTCACCGTCATAGTATTTCCATCTGTACGAAAATCTTGGAAACGTTAATTGATATATAGGGTCATCTTCTATTAATCTACCTATCCATTTGTTGCCCTGGTCTTGGTTAGTCGGTAAGGAATATGTTAAAATAATTAAATCTATCGCTGTTCTTTTTGTACTTTTAACATACTTAATTGCAGAAACTTCGACTTCGATTTCCATATCACTTTCCGGATCCTCAGAAAAAACATTAAGCCTATCTTTTGTTTTTAAAGCAAGCTCGCCACCTACGCTAGTTGTTATTGTGCTACCAATATTTTTATTTGAAAAATCTTGATTTAAATATAACCTAACAGGCAGTGATTCTCCATTTTCATTAACTCTATTTGTGTCAAACAAACTTAATGTTGGGGCGCTAAAAGGTGATTTTTTAATTACTGTTATGTCGTCTTCAGTAATATCATTTCCAAATATTTGTGTAGTAGAGCTAAAGTTATTATTGGAAAGATCTTTAAAAGTATTAATATTAATTTTTTTCGGCTCATTATGATTATCAGTAAAAAATAACAAACCATCAATTATATTTATACCGGTTATTATTCTATTCTTTTTAAAATTTAGAGCTGTGCCTGTAATGTATTTTATTTCGCACTCTACCAAATAACCTTCGTTTAATGCAAGGTCATATGGCAAAAATATTTTTATTTGTTCTTCGTCAACACCGTCACCATCGCCATCTGCAGGGTTTGGATCAATCTCTATTTTTGTGCCAATTGGAATAGACAAAGTTTCATTAAACTGGCCCTTAATTGTAATAGTTACATCATTTGTTGTATCTGTTATAATTTTATTAGCACCGTCTGCAAGCCTTGTTCCGAATGTATCCGCCCATTCGTCATTAGCAAAAAAGTTAAGCAGATCAGGGTTATCAGTAGGAACTGTTACACCGCTAGGCACACCGGGATCTTCTAATACTATTATACCTTGCTGATTGCTTATTTGCATAAACCTTGTAACAGTAACAGTTTTTTTGTTGGCGACTATTACAGGTGATATTCTATCTGTTTTTTCGTTATATTCCCAAATACCATCTTTTACATCAGATGTAGTAAGCCAATATATTTTGTCTTCAAGATCATATCTTTTTGCGCCGACACATACAGTGGAGTTGTTAGGATCTAATAAAACATTTCCGCTATCATCAACATATTCGTTAAGCGGTATATTAGAAATTCTTAAATTACCAAGCACACTTTCTATAGCACCAACATCTGAATTTTCACTATTCGCTATTTTTATGTTTAAAGCATCACGATAAGTACCCGACTGAACTAATCGTTCGTCAGTATCTTTATCCATAAGACCTTTAACAAAAGTATTTTTAACTTCTGGCATGGACTAGTGTTTTATTTGTTTAGATTTGCCTCGCATTACTTGTGTCAGCTCTTCTATTTTTATATTTGATAATCTTAATTTTGCTTGTCTAATAGCAGCAAATCTTTCTTTCTTATATCTTGCGATAATATATTCAGGTATACCTACGCGAGTTGAAATAATGCCATGCAGAATATACTTGTACATTGCCTCTTCTGCAAACTTATGAATTTGCATTTCCGAATCATCAACATTTAAGCCATCTGATATGTAGTATATTGTTATAATTTTTCCTGAAAATTCAGAGCTAAAATAAACCCTACCTCTATCGTTATCTAAAATAAACAATCCATTTGCATTAGCAAACTGTGGGTCTATACCGTATCTTTGTCCATATGCAATTGATCCGCCTAGGCTATCTTCATTATATTGTTTTTGCTTTTCAGACTCTTGACTGACTGCCGCAAAAAACTTTCTTATTGTATTTGAGTCAAATGATTCTAATAAATCTCCATTTGAATCAAACATAAAATTATAGTTTTGATCTTGCAAAGGCGATCGAGGGTTGCCGCTTTTTAATGAAGGCAATATAGTATGCTCTGCACCACCGTCGTCGCAATATGTAAATTTTACATAATTAACATAATCTTGCGGTAAGCGTATTGAATTTGTAGGGCCAAGCTCTACCTCCATTGTTCTTATTGACTTTAAAGTATCATAAGATAACTCTTGCAATCCTCGCTTGGCATGAAACACAACGTCACTCCGTTTGGCGTGACCTAGTATTTTTTCTTCACCTGTGTAAGCTACAATAAAGTTTGAAATTAAATCATTAAGCTTAATGAATTGATACCCTCCGTATTCTCCACCTTCATAGTAGGCTTGTTGTGTGTTGGTTATTAAACTCATTTATTAAGCTTTTTCTTGTTGTACATTTTTTAAATCCTCTTGTGATGCTGCCGCATAAATATCTGGTTCTCTTATACTTAAGCCTGCCATAGCTAATACTTTCATAACAAGATCTGTTTCTTCAGAATCGTGTAACTCAAAGTCAGTAGCTGTGTCTTCATTGTAAAGCGCCACATCATTAACTTCAATGTAACCCCATACCGCTTGTGCTGGGCGTTTAATATATTGAATTGTAAAACTACTAGCAAGGTTAGTTGCGGACGTATATACTTTTATGCCCGTGTTATCTTTTATATATATTGGCCTTGTAGTTGTTGGTTTTACTAATGGTGAGTTTATAATAGTTAGGAAATTATTTTTTAGCACATATTGTGCTTCGACACCATTTAGAACAATAGCGCCAATTCTGTATAAATCAGATGGTAAACTTCCTGTAGAGGATGCGGAAGTTTCAAATAAGCTAATTTTTTCGTTAAGAATATCGAGCATGTCAGAATACTCACTGCTATTTTTAGGCAATCTTAAAAATTGGTTTAAATCATAAAAGTATTGCTCAAAAATATCCATTTGCGCTTGATTAGCAAATAGATTAAATTCCTGCGGCGTAAGATATCCACGCTGTTCTTTATTTAAAATTGATAATACCCTTTGGTAAACAGTATCTATACTAACGCTCATAATTTTTTTAAATTTATAGTAATCGGGCCACTGTTAAGCAGCCCGACTGCTATAACTGTTTAGCCCATTTTCTTTTCAATAGCTTTGTATATTTCTAAACCTTCATCGGTTTTAAAATATGCAGCTAACGCTGAATATGGATTTTCATCAAAAGGAACGGTCATTACTTTTCTGCCGTTACTTCCATATTTAAAAGTTCGTTGATCATCGGCTAACTTTAAATAGCCTGCTTCAACTGCTTTAATTCCAAAATTTCTAAGCTTAACATTATCGTCTGCAGCTAGTTCTAAAAATACTACAGGGGATGATTTTGCAAATAGCAATACATCTCTTTTTATTTCTTTAGAAGACATTTGAGATACCTTAGAGCCATATTCTACACGTAGAACAGCTTCTGCATCATCAATATCCATTTGAGCCGCTAGAGTCATTGCACTTAATTCAGCTTCAAGATAATCTAAATCATCTTTTGCTTCTGCAACTTTATCGAACTCTACATATAATTTATTACGCAAAGGGTGGTAAAGTGAAAGTAATTTTTGCAATGATTGCTTTTCTTTTGGAACGAATAATTGACCATCTCTAAAAACGATATGCTCTAATGTTGATGTACCTTGCTGTTCATCAGCAAAGGGTGATTTTTGATTAGTTGCGTATCTTAGTTCCCGTTGGTAACCTTTTTCTGCATCAAAATATAATAATGGTCTATTTTGAGAGTGTTTAGATGGTACAGTTACAATAACAGGTTGTTTATTACTTTTAAGTAAATAAACACGATCTTTAATTTGCCATGAGGCTTCTTTACTTGTTGACATGATATAATAAAATTTAAAAAGAAAAAAAGAGGCGGCGATTAAACCGCCCCTTTTAAGGTTTACTTATTAGGTGCGTGCGCTTGCATCAGTGCCGTCAGATCCACCAGCTGATGATGTATCTTTAAACAAGATGAAGTTATTAGCTCCTTGTACACATAGGGCTCTTTCAGATAGGAAGTGTACGTTCATTTCGTCAATATCAGAAGTGAAGTTTCCTCCTACAGAACCTGTAATCCAAGATTTCATTCTTCGATCATCAGCTTCTGAAGCTCTATAGCGAATATGCAAGAATGGTCGTTGAATGTTTTTGCCAAGCGTTTGGTCATAAACTGTAGAAACACCAGCAGGTACAAGTACACCGTCAATGTCTGCAGTTAAGCCACGAGTAGCAGCATCATTCAAATATTTCCAATCTGTTTTATAGAAGTCATAAGAACCTCTACGGAATCCAGAGAATCCAAGATTCAATGCCATATCCTCACTGTTTTCGAATACTCCGTAAGAAGTACCGCCAGTTCCGTAAGAATTTGCGCGAGCTAGCATGTTATCGATAGCAAGCGAAGTTCCTCGGTCAAGGAATAACATATTCTCTTCAATAGCACCTTGCTTATCTAGTTCTTTAAGAATTAGATCAAACTCAGCAAGACCAGTTAGACCAGTTGAATTATCAAAATCGTGATCATTAAATACAAGACCGCGAGATTCAATAGCTGCAAAAAGTCCTTCAGTACCACGTAAAGAGGAACCAGAGGCATCGCTTACAGCAGTAGAAGCAGTAAATTTCTCAGCTTCAACCATAGTCATTTCAAGATAGTCCTCAAATCTTAGACGAGTTTCGTGCTCAGATTTTAGATACCAAAGATATCCAGAAGTACCTAACTCAGTTGTAACTTCAACCCAGCCGATTTGCGCAGTATCAGATCCATTAATTGAATATTTGTCTTTGATAATGATTGGGCTGTTAGAAAACTTTTGGAAGCCAGCATCTACAGATCCAGACATTCCAGCAGCTCCTTTGCCAAATTCAGAACCAAATACAAACACGTTCAAATCAGGGTTAGTCCCTGAAGCAACGAATCCGGCTGGCCATGTATCAGCGTTATATGGGTAAGCTTCAATTGAGTTAGTAGCAACAGTTTTAACAAAAGCCGTTACAGTATCAAAACCATTAGATACTACAACAGTTTGGTTAGCGCGAACGGCGTGACCAGTGATGTTAAGCGTGTTGTCAGTGTTATCATTTGCCGTAGCAACTTTTACATCTTTATACGCCAAGTGTAGACGGCCCTGCTCTGACCATACGACTTCGTCAGAAGCCATAGGCATTTCAGCACCTACCATACGCAAGAAAGAAGAGATCGAACGATTTCCGTAACGCTCTACTTCTTTTTCGTATACTTCAGGTAAAAATTGCTTAGTAAAGTTAAAGTCATTGTCTGCAATAGACAGGTAGTTCTTATCGAACAACGTTTTAGTTGGGGCGGGCGTTAATCCTGCGGGGAACGCACCACCAGTAGCAAAACTCATGTGTTATAAAGTTTATTTAGTTATTTTCTTATTTTTACTCTTAATCGTGAAGAATCGTCGCCACTTATTGCTTTTACAGAAAATCCGCTGCTAGATGTAACTTTTTCATGAGTCCCTCTCGGATCCATATTTACATTCTTAGCTGTTGCCATACTTTCTTTTAAAGCGTCAGCACGACCCTGCTCGTAAAAATGCTGAGCAACTTTATCTGTGTTCATAGCGGTAAATAAAGCTTTGTGATAACCTCGCGCATCCTTCATATTATTATTTTCATCAAGAAACCTTCTTATAAAATTATTAATATCGGATTGTGCCTCTTTTACTTCATTTGCCTGCTTAACATTAAATCTATATCTTTTGTCCCCGACTTTATATTCAAAACCTTTGAATTCATCATTGAAAACTTTATCAGTTTTATTAACAAATATAGAATGTTGCTGCTCTGCAACTTTAGTTGTTTCTTCATTTTCTTTGTTATAGCGATTGAAGAAATCTATCGCTTTTTGTTGATCAGGTGTCAATTTAGACCCTGCTTTAATTTCTTCGTAATATTGCCCTTTTAAAGACTCTAGGTGGTTTTTAGCTTTTGCAACCTCTTCTTTAAATGCAATTTTAGATTTTCTAATTGCCTTTTCATCATCTAGTTCTTCATCATAATTAAAATCTTCCATTAATAAATCAATGTCTTCAGAATCTAAATGAGGCTTAGTTTGTTTATAGTAGTCTCTTAATAAAGCAATATTGTCAACATTAGAATAATCTTTATTTAAAGAAACGTAATCCTCTAATGTGCCACCAGTTTCGTTTATAAAGTCAACTACTTTTTGTATATTTTCAGGAAGAGGATCTCCTGTTTGTTGCACTTCTTCTATTACTTCTTCTACTTCTTTAGCAAGCTCTTCAGCTTCTTCTTGTATTTCCTCTTCTGTAAACTCTTCTAATACCGTTTCTTCAACCCCATCATCTGTAGCGGGCTCTTCATTTTGCTCGGGCTCCCGTACTTCTTCAACCACTTCTTCGCTACTTTCCGCGTTTTCGGGTTCTCCGACAGTATCATTGCCTGCATCTGCGCTTTGTTCTTGAACGGCATCTTCTTCTGGTTGTAAATTTCTTAAATCGACCTTAATAACATTAGGGTCTTCTTGTGGTGTAGGCTCGTCTATTTTAGCAGACACAACCTTATCCTGTTGTTCTTCTTGAACAACTTGTTCTTCTACGTTTTCACTCATGATAAAATATTATATAATTATATACACTATACATTACCTAGGTTCAAAAGAACCTAAGTCAAAATCACCACTAAGTATATCATTTCCTGAAGATTCGAATACTTTAGGCGGTAAATTGTTTTTTCTTTGATTAATTAGCTCACTTTGCTGAGACGCTTGTATTTTAGTTCTTTTGTCTTTTCTATCTTCTTTTTCAGTAGCTAATTTTTTCTGGCCATCAACCTCTAGTCCTTTTAGCTGCATGTTCATTTGGAATTCAAGCTGCATTAATTCTTTTTTAAGCCCTGCTTCTTGCATAAGCTTTTGGATTTCAAGAGTTGATCTTATTTTTTCTAATTCAGCTTTTTGAGATGTTAAAGCCTGACTTTTTTGTACTTCTGCTTGAGCTGCAACTTGTTGTGCTTGCGCATTAGCTTGTGACTGAGCTTGAATATTTTCTTGCTGCATTTGCTGATCGCGCTCAAGTTTTTTCTGACGTCTAATCTTTAATAACTGATTAGCTAGTTTCATATTCCTAATTTCTCTAATATCTATAGCATCATCTAAATCGATAAGGCCAGCTGACAGAGCGGTTTGAATATTGTTTTCAAGCATTGCTTTTTCCTCTTCGTCTGGCATTAATTCTATAAATATACCAAAGTCTCTAAGATGTAACTCAGTAAGCTCGTCTAACGTAGCTACATTATGTGCACCAATACTTTGTATAAAAGCATTCGCTGTAGGCGAATATTGAAGTACATCCGCTATTCTTAAAGAAATACATTCTGCTGTTTCTGCTGTTAAAAATAATCCACTTTGTAATATATGCCGTGTAGCTGTGTTTGAATTTGCAGCAGCAAGTTTTTGCACACCTACTAAAGTATTTTTATCTGGCATGCTGCCATCACGCGCTTCATTAAGACCCGTCACGTCACGTATCATTTGCAAATAATAGTTATACGTACTTATTAAGCTTTGTAGCTTTCCACCACCATTACCGCTTTGTATTTCTTGAATAGGCACTTTACCTGGATTCATATCGCCATCTGAGGTAAATGATCGCCCAATTACAGAACCGGTTTGAAAAAACATGTTTAGCGCCTCCTGCGGATTGTAATTTGTGCCATTGCCTAAATCTATTTCAGCAAGTCCATCTGCGTCAAGATATACTCCGTCTGGAACCATTCTTGCCATCACCTGCTGTATTTTTAAATGAGTAAGCTGGATCATGTCTGCAAACCCTGTAATTCTGCTAACTAAGCTTTCAATGCGACCCTTATACATTCTAGGAGCAACTAATGAATAATTTAGTTTTACTCTAGTTGTATCACTTTTAGGGCGCATCATATTTTCGGCCATGCTCCATTTAAGAAGTTTATTAGTGCCTAGTACCAGCGCGCCTTCATATAATACTTCAAGTGATCTTGATACTTTTTCGAATCTAGATCTTTCGTCTTTAGGCGGATTAAACTGGTCATTTTTAATTAATGCTCTTTCAGCGCCTGAGGGCGTAAGCTTTATTTTATACACTTCATTCATAAATGTTTTATAATTGAAGTATAATATTTGCACAGAATTAGCGTCTAAATTATTTGTTTCAGTAATTGTACGATGATAAAAATCCGTATTTTGTACGCCTTGCTTTGTAATTTCTTCTAAATCTTCATTAGTTAATTCAGGAAACTGCTTTTTAAGCTCGTTTAAAGATATAGTTTTTATTTCGCCTATATAGTATATATCATCAAAATAAGGTGAATCTGTGTATGAATAAACTAAATCAGCCGGATCAACATACTCCAGCTTTATACCTTCTGATGTTGTAAATGTGTTTTTTACACAAGCTATACCTAATACTGTTAAATCATAATAAAAGCGTTTTTTAATTAGCTCGTAATGGTTTTGTTCAAATATAGTATTTATAGCTTGCTCTTCTGCTAATTCAACTTGCTGCTTATAAGAAAGCTGCATATGAACGGCTAATTCTTCTTCACTTGTAGGTAATGCTGTAGGGTCATTTTCATATAAATTAACACCAAACTCTTGTTGAGCAAATTCGTTTAATTCTACAGTCTTCATGTCTCGCAATAAAGACTCCATGTATTTTGTTCTTTTTTCTATGCCATACGGATCCTGCGAAAAAGCTTTAATATCATATAATCTTTCCGCGATACCATTAACCACTATATCAACAAACTTTGGTATAATTGGCACAGGCTTCCAGTCTAAGTTAAGATAAGATAAGTCACCGTTAATAGATAATTCATCTTTATATTTTTGCACTGACTGCTCACCTCTTGCGTATAATTTTAACTTATGATATTGATTTTGATTATTATAAAATCTAGTAGTACCGGAATCTCTTTTAAACCATTCGTGCTCTATAGCTTTAGCAACTTTAAGTCCATACTCTGAACTCATTTTTTCTAAATCACTAGCGATTTGGCTTGGGAAATAACTTTTTACAACTGACTCAGCCATATTATTGTATTATTTGCGATCTTAAACCGCTATTTTTATATTTTGCAAAATTTATGTTTACAGTAGACTTTTCTTTTTGCGATACTGGTGAATATAAGTGCCTATTACACGCCATTATAGCCAAACCTGAGCTAATCGCAGCATCAAACTTTGTTCTTTTATTTATATCGAACTTAGCCCAATCATTTAGAGTCCTGTTAAAATATATATTATTAGCACCCCCGTTTTCATTATAACCAACATATGATTGTATATATGTTTCTATAGCGGCAGCATGGGCCTGTCTTATATCCTCACTTGAATTAGGTATACCGCCTATTTCTTTTTCTGCTACAGATAATTTATTCCATATTTTATCGGGTCGATTAATAGAAAATTTTCTATAGCCCCTTCGTTTTAAATAGTATAATAATCTAGGTTTGTTGTTTTCAGCAAGTATTGGCATACCATAAAAATGTAACGCCATTAATACGTCTTCAAAAAACATTTCGGCTGTTTGAGGCCGGGCTATATATTCTAAAAAAAACATATGTGGAGGCGAGTCTTCCATGCTGAACTTAGTGAGCCCATGCAAAGACCCCTTAGAGCCCTGCCCATCAGTTGTTCCTGATATATCATATGAGTCACACCCAAAGGCACCTACATGCTCGTTACCAGGAAACTTAATGCTATTTTTTATTATTATTCTATTTTGTAACTCTACTTTTGGCAGCCAGCTTACATAAAATCTTCCCTTTAAATCTGGCAAAAATATTACCTTAGAATCTTTTATACCATTTGACCATTGAAAATTACCTCTTGTTATTATATCCGAAGAACCTAAGTCTTCGTTATAATCTATTTGTTCGTATATTTTTACCAAATTAAATATACTATTTTTTGTTTCATCTCTAAACGCGTGCTCCTCTGTGCGTGGAAACTGTCTATACATCTCATTTAAAGCATCCTGGTCACCTTTTAAGCCATCAACTTCATTGTTCCAATGATCTATAACTCCGACCTCAATAAGGTCTCCATACGGGCCTTTAATCGGTTTTTGTGGCGTATCAAAGACAGGGTTTCCAAAAGAATCAATGAATCCCTCGTAGTTCCATTCCATAGGTATGAACAAACTATATAATCCTGAGCGAGTCTGTCCATTGGCGTTTCGTTTGGTGACGTCTGAGTCATAATATAGTTTTTTAAAATTTTCTCCGCCTTTGTCTAAAGCATTGCTTGTAGACCCCATCATACACTTACCTATAACCCGGCTACCTAGTCTTAGCGTCGTCTTTGTAACTCGCCAGTTGTTGAGTATGTTGTCCGGCCGTTCCCATTTGCCCGATTCGTCATGTACGAGGAGTTTAAGCTTCTCACCGTCGTAGGAGTTGTCACCCGTGTTCTTCCAGTCGATTGTCGTATCGAGCCCCTGTAGCTCTTCCCGCGTCTGCCCTGACTGTATAGATTTACGCGTGAGTTTTGATGCGGGTACCCTATAAGCCAGTTCGGTTTTTGGTCTATCCATACCGTCTTGTATTGGCTTGAAGAAGAATGGATAGTTAACGGATATTGGCACGACTTTGTCGGTGAACATTTTCTTAGCGTCAGACCCAGACTTGGACAGTATACCAAATCGTGAATCGGAGGATATTGTTGCCATGTTAACAGCTTCCGATGATGCCATGAATGAAAAGCCAGAGCGTCTGTTTTTAAGATAGCACATTCCATAACACCGTGGATCGGCTTTACATGCTTCCCAAAATATAAAGAATAATCTGTTTGCTTCTCTAAATTCAGGGGCCCCAACGTCAATTTTACTCCACTGCAAGTACATGTAATGAGTGCCAGTAATATAAGTAGGATTGTTTTTGTTATAAAACCAGTGGCCTTCATCTCGCCTTTTAAACTCTTCATCTATATATGGTTCCCATTGATCCTTAAATTCTTCTGGATAGCTTTTCCAATCAAAGATTGTTTTTATCCTGTTTAATTCTTTAGGATATTCGCGCTTAAGCCATTTATTATTGTCTTTAGTAATTTTTGCAGGCATAGGAGGCAGCGCAATTTTTAAATTCTGTATGCTATACACTTCGCCAATCTGCCCTGTTTTACTAATAACAACAATGTCGTTTTCTTTATCGTAGCCATATTTCCATCTACGCGCTTTATTATAACGTTTAAGCGTATTTATTTTAATTGGATCAATAACCCTAAATAAAGTTTGCTTATACATTACTTAGATCTTTTTTCTGCAAATCCGCTAAAAGCTTCTTTTTTTTCTTCTTTCGGCTTATTAAGCAATACAGATTTTTCTTCTTCAATACGATTTAATATTTCAAACGCATCAAATATTGCAAGCTTTTTAGTTGCAGCTGCATTTTTAAGCCTATCTGCAGAAACATCATCCTCAGTATTAGTGATAATTTTTTCTTCTGCAACATTAATAAGCTCGTCAACCGCTTTATAGCCAGCTCGGATTATATTCTTTTTCGTTTCCTTTATATCCATATTTAATCGCAATTGAATCTGTAGTTACCCTATAAAGCCTTTCGTCTTCAATAATAAATTCATATTCACTGCGAGGCGTAAACCCTACTAAGTCACCTTTTTTAATACCGTTATTAATTAATGACTTATCTAAATATTTAATAACCCCAACTAATGGAGTTTCAAAATCTGTGCTGAAAATATTATTAGATTTAATAGGTTTTACAAAACAATAGTTTTTAGGAGCATACCATTCATTATTTCTTTTATATAAAAATATTTGGCTTGAATCAACAAAATATGTTTCTTCGTTAAAATAGCTTTTACTATTTTTTTCTTCTCCTCGTACATCATAAAAACGTCTAAACACGTTGTGATGTAAAATTACTTCATCACCTTTTTTAATATTTGTTTTTTCGTTTTTAGGAGTATTTAAAACGACACCAATACGATTTACATATTGATGGTTTTGCAATTCAGTGTTAACTACTAATTCTTTATTGTTAACTTTAACTTGGTTTGTAGTGCGGTTTCCTTTCGGTGTTACTATAAAATGAAATAAACTTCTCATTAATACTGCAAGTTATATTCAACTGCTATAGCCATATTTTTATTAAAATCTTTCCAGGGTAAAACTTCATTATTCTTTTCTATAAATATAACAAACTTTTCCTCTTTTTCTATAATATCGGAGATTATATGTCCACCATAAACTTCTTGCCCTACGGAGTAGTGCATGGCTTCGTTTTTATAATCTTTACCAATACTAATCTTCCGTATTAGGTTCATCTTTAGCTCCCTCTTTATATTCGCCAGTTTGGATATTTATAGCCACATCTCCGTAAGCCTCTTTCATTTCTTCTTGAAATTTAGCTAGTTGCTCTTGTGGTTCTGTTAAAGAATGCAATAGCTGATGCTTTTGCGATTCTACTTGTCCAATCTGCAATTCAATTTTATTTATATCTCCTACAATAGCTTGTAATGTTTTTAGCTCATCAGCTGTAATTGATTTACTCATATTAAATTATATTAAAATTAAAAAAAAAATATTACCAAGGCACTTCCTTAGTAACAACAGGAGGCGAAATTAAATTTTCTATATTTAAATCTAATTGTGCTTTTAGCGCCTCATAATCCATACCAGCCTCTAACCATCCCTCTACGTCCGAAGCGGATAAAGAATCAAAGGCGGTAAAATTACTTGAATCAGGTGGATTGACAGTATGTAAACCAATAATTTCATCAGTATAGTTAACGTCTTCGCCGTTTTCAGAATATGTTTGATCAGATGTTGCAACCAGTCCCCAGTGTATACCAAAGACAACATTATCTAACCCTTCGCTAGAAGGATATACATCCAATTTTTTAATTGACCATGAATATGTATTTGCCATTTTTATTTGTTATTTATTGATATTATATTATTTACGTGTTTTTGCCCTTTTTTTAATTTTTATTATATTCAAAAAGTATTGTATACGCAAAACCGTTTAAGAGCCTAGCAGTAGGTCCATTCGTAGTAAATCCTAATTGTATTCTATCTCCTTCGCTAAATGTAATGTTGGAATCGCCAAAACTATACGATGCTACCATGCTAGTTGATGCTCCGTTGGTCACTGTAGCACTATAAGAACTAAGCTGAGTACTCCCGTTTTTAGCCCACTTAAACGTAACAGAGGTTGCTGTTGGTGTTGATCCATTAGTATATCTCATTATTATTTTTCTAACCCTCCCATCATACGGAGCAACCCAGTTATTATAGTATTGGCCGCTAGTTGTTTCAACAATGTAATTAGTAGGAATCCAATAAATTGTTGATGTACTAGAAGATGAGCTATGAAAAAACCCTCCAGATTGGTAAGTAGGAACATAGCCCTTATAATTGGTAGCTTTTACAGTGCCATTAACTTCTAACTTTTCTGTTGGATTTGAAGTATTAATACCAACATCAGCCTCATTGAATGTTATATTTGCATTGGAATCTAATTTTATATAACCCCCACCAGAAGACTGCTCCTCATCTCCAAGTATAAAAACAGTGCTACTATTTGGTGTTATTTCAAACCAAACATCATCACCACCACTACCTTGAACTTTAAATGCAGTGGTAGAACTAGAGGTATGCCTAATGTGCAAGTCACCCCTAACGTTTAGCTTAGCAGTAGGGGAAGTTGTTCCAATCCCAACCCTGCCGTTACTAGCAATGCGCAGGTTTTCAGACCCTATAGTATTAAATATTACATTTCCACTGGTTCCTGTGCTTAAAGATATATTACCTATAAGGCTTGTGCCAGTTTGCCCAATATTAATATTATTACCACTGTCATGTCCTATTAAGTTTCTTAAATGAAAATCTTCATTACCGTTGCCTGGAATACCTGAAAGTAATTTTTTACCTCTTCTTAAAACTATACCCGCACCAGAAATTGAATCAGCACCCGAATCGCCGCTTGTAAATGTACCCCCCATTACTGATAAAGGTCCATTTATATCTAAACTAGTTCTTGGGCTAGCCGTTACAATACCGACTCTATTGCTTGAAGTATTTACATACAATACATTAGTATCTACCTCGACTGTATTTAAAAATTTAATTGCCATTTTATCCTATTTGAGTTATAAGAACTCTAATATCGCTTGAATTTGGTGCTGATGCGAATGCAATTGTTATAGTGTCTACAGTTGCTCTTGTTACATCTGCATATACTGTTTCATATGAGCTTACGTCATATAATTGTACAATTACATCTCTGGTGTCTAAATTGTGAGTTACTGTATATGATGTATTTATACCATCTCCAATACTTACTGAAAATTCTCTAGCAGTTACTCTGCCATCAATTCCTGATGTTAAGTTTACAGACGTAAGTCCCGTGGTATGACCATAAGTATCTAAAGTTACGTCTTGAATTACACTTAAGCCCGAATTATTTACAGAGGACTGTGATGAGGTGTCGTCGTGAGATATAGATATTGTTGTATTTCCACTTTGGTTTGCTGTAAATGTCCCAGAGCCGCCTAAAGCACCAGTACCTTGAACAGTTAGAGTGCCGTTATTTACAGTTGGTAAGTCACTTGTTAAGGCAACAGTTCCAGTGGCGTCCGGTAATGTTACAGTTCTATCTGCAGTAAGTGAGCCTGCTAATAATGTAAGCTCGTTAGCGTCCGCAACACTTCCCTCAAACACAACACCATTTGAAGTAGATATGGTTTCAACATTGTTAGTAGTGGTTGTTCCTGTTACTTGTAAATCACCTGGTATAATTACTGTTGTTCCACCCGCGCCAATAGTTAAATTATTTGATCCAACGCCATCAAAAATAGTTTTATTCCCTGAGGTAAGATCTATATCTGTAAGACCGGTAAGGGTGGTATCTGTGCCTCCAAGCGAAATAGTAGAATTACCAATTGTAATACTAGAATTTGCTAATGCTGAATTAGCAATATTTGACAGATTATTATTAAATATACTAAGACCAATTTCACTTGCCGCTTTTCTTTTTTGCGATCCGCCATCAAGAACAACAAGCTCATCGGTTGACAGCATTGTTTGTGTCATATCAGTTAGCTCCGATAAATCAACATTAACTGTTATAGAGCCAGAACTTGTAACAGGACCACCGGAAACATCTATTAAATTGCCAGCTGTTAAATTTACACTTGTTACAGTTCCATTGCCTGTACCGGCACCTATATCGCTCCTAACCTGAGATCCTGTTCTATATTTTAAAACACCGCTATCAGAGACAATAAATTTGTCTGTGTCTGAAGTAGCAGCTGTTTCTGTCATTTTTATATTACCGCTAACATCCAGCTTTTGAGTAGGGGATGTAACATCTATTCCAAGATTACCTGTAAAATAACTATGTGTGCCACCTGTTTTAAAATAAACATACGAAGCAGGCGTTTTAACTTCAAGAGTACTACCGCCTGCAATTTCTAAATGAGTTCCAGAATTAATTCCAGCAGTGTCACCTATACGAACATCACCATCAAGGTCAAATTCGCTTAGACCTATAGCGATTTTATTTGCATCTGCTTGCACCGAAGGGCCGTTTCCTCCTTTTAGTCGTGCTATATTATTTGTAAATCTTAAATGAGTATCAGTATCTCCGTTATGATATATATATTCATCAACCCCTACGTTTCCGGCTACATCTAAAGTATAATCTGGCGTTGCAGTGCCAATACCTAGCCTATTATTAGAAGTGTCCCAATGAAGATTAGTATCGTTAGTTAAGGCAGAAGACGAGGACCAAATAGCTAATTTATTTGCAGCCCCTGTTCCTGTTACGCTATCTACAGACAAATCTATAAAGCCATCGGTGTCATCGTATGTTACTGTTACATTAGACGAATGTGTGCCGCCGGTAAGCATTGCACCTACAATATCTTGTATTTGTTCATCTGACTTACCAAGCTGAACCCACGCAGAGCCATTATAAATAAAAGCTAAGCTACTTGACGTGTTAAAATATACCTGCCCTGTGGAAGGGGTTGAAATATTAGAAGTTGCATTATGTAAAACTAAATTTAAAGCTTGATTTTTGTTTAAATTTATATTACTAAGAAAAGGAATTGCCATTTTTATTTATTTTTTTTTAATTTGCGTAAATAGTTCCGTTTGTTAGTCCGGTAAAATATACGCGGACAATATTTTTACTTATGTATTTGACAGGAACATGGGCTACTTGATCTTCGGACCCGGTTTCTGTAACTGTTATTGAGGGGTATTTTTTCATATTATGAGTAAAATCTACAAAGCGCATGTTAGACCCATTTATATTTTCAGATTGAGAATTAAAGTCTGATGTAGAGAAATTAAAAGCCGAATGATTTTTAGGGCCTAATATACATATTGCATAATATTCATCTGCAATTAAAGATCCGTTTCCCTCAAATTCAGTTAATGTAAAATCGTAATACCCAGTGTTATTGGCATCAGCGGCAACATTTGCAGCGTCATAAATGCCAAAATTATTTTTATTATTTAATTGAGCTATTAATATTTTTTTACTTTTATATGCTAATAAAAATTGCGCAATATCAATTGATCTTGAATCTATACCACTAAACTTAAGGCTTGTTATATCTGAAAAATTAGTGCCATTGCCGCCTAATGACTGCAGGCTAAAAGTAGAGTCTGATCTTTCAATTGTAGCAAATTTATAAATACTTTGACTTCCAACAGTAATAAGGCCTTTTTGGCTAAAAAATTCAGCTATCTCTGCTAATTTAAAGTTTTTAGTACCAAGACCAGTGGAGTCTGTTCCAATCACTTTATCATCTACATGCAGGTCATCATCCAGAGCATACGTGTTTATTCTTGGCATTATTTACTTTTAAATATATTTGTTGCTTTTTCTGTTGTGCGACCGCCAAAATAGGCTAAAACTACCGCCATCATTACTTTTTCAAATGTGTCATTCCAAGTTGCTCCAATATTAAATGGTATAGAATCAACACTATCTAATATACCAGCGAAACTAAAAATAACAATACACCACACTAAAACCAGCGGGCGTACGTTTTTTGAAAGCCAAGAATCAGAAGCGGAATCCGCTTTCCAACGAACGCTTATTGCTTCTATTTCTTTGTTCTGCTGATCAAAAATCAATTGTTGTAATTTAATCTTTTCTTCAGCGGGTATATCAGCTTTTGTAATAGCAGCTATTGCGTCTTTTGGGGATGTAATGCCCTCAAGAACGTTACCTAACGCTGGGTTTATTACATTAGCTGCGCCTAATAATAGTTTACCGACTGTAGTTTGATTAAATTTTTTCTTAGACATTATATATTTTTATTTTCTTACAGATCTTTTAACAGCCCGTGAAGCTTTTCTACCTGCTCGTCTTTCTTGTCTATCGTATTTTTTTCTAAGCCTCTGAGCTTTTTGAACGTTTCCAGCAGCAAGAGCAGCTTCACCTTTTTTTCTTGTTTTAGCTGATCTATCTGAAATTTTAGAAACTCTCTTAACAGACTTAGCACTAACTTGTGGAGCTTTTTTAGCTTGAGAAATTGGTTTAATTTCTGTAGAGGCCGTAGGCTTAGTGCTTACGCTTGTTGAAGCAGGCTTTACACTTGACACTTTTTTAACTGTTGTATCTCTGCTTGTTGGCCCAACGCCGTATGCTTTATTAATTTGATTTTGATAACGATTATATTCAGCACTTCCTTTTGTAGATTTATTTCTGCTAGATATAATACTATCTAAATTTGCGTTTTGGCTTTTAGCGTATTTATAGGTACCTTTTTTGGGTGCTGTCGTTTGCGAAGCTTTAGGTGTAGATGGTGCAGATGAAGATTTTGAACCTTGTAGAAATCCTTTTCCAAATCCGAATGCCGCAGAAGCCGCTTTGCTAAAAATATTGTCCTGTGCTCTCGCCAGATGCCTTGCTCCTTCTATAGCACCGCTTGCGCCTCTTTTAACAATTTGACTTGCAATAGTTGACAGCCCCATGCTTCCTGGGGAAAATTTTGCAGGAGATTCAACCTGTAAATTTTTAATCTTAGGCTGAACTATACCGCCTTTTGTTGTTTTTGTTACTTTGGCCGTAATTGGAGTTGGCCCTACTTGTTTTCCCATTTTTATCTTTTTTTGTATTGGAACATTTTGTTTAAGGCATCTTTTCTTCCTTCACAACCGCATGGTATATTTAAGCCATTTGACACACGGTCAACCACGCTTTTTATGCCTGTAGCTTTTGTAAATCTTTCTACGGTATCGCCTAAACCTCTATCGTTTTTAAACATAATTAACATTTCCATCTACGGCGAGCTGCGCAGATTCTTTTCTTTGGTGTTTTACTGCAATTAATATTGTGCATTTTCATTTGGCCAGCTGACCTTTTACAATATGATGTACGTCTTTTACCACCGCCCGGTTGAGGCGCTTTAAGGTTGCCTCCGGTTTCTTTATTATACGCTTTTCTCCCGGCTGCTGTCATACCTGCACCTTCTTTAGCTGAAAGAAAATGCCTTCCTTTGCCTTTCGTTGTTTTACGAAGCTTTTTAAACGGGGAGTTTGTTTGAACGTACATTATTTATAAGTCTTTTTGCCATAGCCCCCCATTTTAAATGGAGTCTTTTTATTGCCATAGCTCATTTTAGCAGGTGATCCGTCTTTGCTAATAACGCCTCTACCAATAAGAACATCCTTTTTAGTAATCTTGCCATCGCCAGACAAATCAGTTAATTTTTTAAGAGGAGCTTTTGTACTCATTTTTCTAAATTTGCCCATGTCATAGCGCATTGTTAGGGCTCCATCTGTTTTCTTTTCATCTTCGGATTTATCACTATTAGCAGTGCCACCTTGTTCCCGTGTTGTTTGTACTTCTGAAATATCAGCCTCACGCTGGCCTTTATAAAAATCTTGCCCAGCTGTTTTACCCTCTTCAGACATTCTTTTAAAGTTTTCGCTTTCTGCTTTAGCCTGAGCTATATTACCTTTAGCCTGCTCTATTTTAGCAAGTCTTTTTTGCTCTTTAATATATTCTCTTTGAGCTTTTTTATCATTTGGGTGCTTTGCTTTGGCTTCCTGGCGAGCAAGTTTAATTGAATCCCTTTTTTCTTTACGCCTTGCTTGTTTTCCGCCTCTTAAATCTTCTCTTGATTCATAAGCTCTTTTACCAGTACCTGTTACTTTTGTGTATATAGGTTTTTCTTCTTGTCTTTCAGATGGATCAGTACCTTTAGAGCCTTCATCTACAACTACATCCTCATAGTCGCTAGGAGCCTCAGTACCCTCTTCATCAGCCCATGTACATCCAGGCACTCCTCTTTTTCTGCTGCCATCAGGATTATAACATTTAGCTTCAAAATCAAGTGAAGCCTGAGTTCGTCTTCTTTCTGTTTTTGGAGCGGTTCCTTCAGAGCCAGGCGTTTCATAAGTAACCTGTTTTTTTGCTTTACCTTGTGGGTCTGCAACAATAACAGATTGCTTTTCAATTTCCTGTTGTAATTTTTCAGCAGCTGTTATTTTAAACGGACTGTATTTGCGCTTTAACGCACTAGTTATAGGTGTTGTTTTCATTCTTCTTCTGCTTTTTTAGAAATTTGTTTTCCAGCTTCTGTTATAGCGCCTCCTATTTGTGAAGCGGAACTGTCTTCATATTTTTCGTTACCTTGATCTAAAGCGGCTAAAGTTTTGTCACTTAATTTCATTGGTGACTTACATCGTTGTGTAATTGGTATTGCTTTCATATTATTTTGTTCTGTTATATGCTTCCGCTTCCCAAGGTAAGCCTTTTGCACCCTCATTCATTTGTGGCCCTCGCGGATATGTTTTACCTTTCCAGTAAACGTTTTTTTCATCGTAATTTAAATCGCCACGTCGCATTTGTTCATGATGAACGTTTTCATGCTCAATAGCTTCTTCTTTTTTAGCTTCACTAGCTTTCTTGTCTACAAATGTAGTTCCATCTCTGTTAGCTTCAGCAACAACTCCATCATCTAAATTTTTTTCAAACACTGGATGTGTGTATGATGAAAGCTCTTCGTTTATACCGAGTAATCTACCTATGCTGCTTCTTAGCTTAAATCCCATAATTATTCAAAAAATAACGGGTTCTTTTTTTCGGTCGGCGCGGGTTGTTGCTGCG